GCAAGCATTTCAAGCCGCATCACCTCCCACCGCTCGCCCCGCTTCGTCGGGCTAACCTCAAGGGCATAGCGAGTCAAAAGCTTTGAGACTGTCGGCAGGGTCACGGTGTTGTCGTCGACAACCTGGCCGCCCTCATTCAGCTTTGCCTCAGTAGCTGTCGCCCACGCCACCGCCTCGGGCTTGGTGTTGAATGATGCGCTCACGGGCTTATGCCCCGCCTTGCGCACGATTGCGCGCCAGCTCTCGCCGCGCTTCTGGTATGTGGCCACGTTTTCCGGTTCCTTTTTGTTTGGCGACGGCACCTGGTACAGTAGCTGGTACAGTCGCACTCTAAAATCGACCAAATGATACCATGATAGTATCCGTAAAGCACGGTTACATCAGGGTTTGACGGTCAACGGATACCAGATAAGTGTCCTCTCCTGGGCACCAAGCACCCTTATAGGATAAGGCTCTGCGGTCGATTGGTACGAATTTGGTACAGTCGCATTAAATCAGGCAGGAAAACATGCAAGCCGGCACCCGTTGCCGGCTTAATTGTATCTGCTCTCTGAAGTTTCCCGGCACCCTCTTTTTACGCCGCTCAGCACATGGGCGCGCTTCTGTATCAAATTCAATTGGTAGATAAAGACGCTGGTACAGATCCAGTGTACCGGCGCTCGCAAACCCACGCCAGACAAGCATGTCGAGCAATAGCGCCTGGTACACGTCATTTGCACCAATACCGCAGCAGGATTTTTATTGGCGCGCGGATTCCTCCGTGGTATCTTGTCGCAAGAACGCAGAAGCGGGATGCAAATGGGACTTTTCAACACCGAATCCACCGACCGTCATTGCATCGGCTGCGAGCACTTCGCCGAATGGCGAGCGGGCGGTGCAGTCATCCTTTGCATGCACGAAGGTAGGCCGTATGTGCAGGCGATGCCGGATCGCGGCTGTGTCCATTGGATTCGCGCGATCGGCGCCGACGATGAAGGTCCGATTCATGCTGGTCCGCGAACAAGGAGGTGACGCCATGTTCGAGTACCGCAATCCTGAAGCGATTCTGGAAGTCGTTCTGCCTGACCTGACCAAGCGGAACGAGCATGGGCATACTCTTGACGAAGACTTCGAGCATTTCTGTGACGTGACCGGCTGCTCTAAAGATGATGCATGGGCAAAGCTGGCGCTTGCGTGGGCATGGACGTCTCGCTACCGTGATTGACGCCTCGGATTTGATGCTGGCGACTCTGCACCCGCGACCGTTCTCTGATCATGAGTGGCTGTTTGAACTCAAGTACGACGGGTTCAGATGCCTGATCGTCAAGGCCGACGATGACGTGAAGCTCTGGAGTCGCAATGGAAATCTGTTCAACGGGTCGTTCCCGGACGTCGTGCAGGCGGTCGAAAGTGTGCCGGGCGACTTCGTATGGGATGCGGAACTGACGGTCGACGATGACACTGGCCGCTCTTCATTTGAACGGCTTCGCCAACGCGCGGTCACGAAGACGCCTAAGAACGTCCGCGCCGCGGCGAAGTCTGATCCGGCCAGGCTGTACGTCTTCGATGCGCTATCGATCGACGGCGCCGACATTCGCGGTCTGCCGCTCGTCGAACGCAAATTGCACCTTCGGAAATCGTTCGACAACACCGGCACGCTGATTTACGCGAGCGGGATTGAGGACGAAGGAAAGCTAGTATTTGAGCACGTCGAAGAACTTGGCCTTGAAGGGATGATCGCCAAGCGGATGGATTCAACGTACCAGCGGGGACGATCGCGAGACTGGCTGAAGATCAAGTACCAAGGATATGGTCGCCCTGCCGCCTTAGGCTGGGGCAGGAAATGATGACGCGCTACTTACGTAGGCTGGGAGGGAAGGTGGAAGAAATCGAACTGCAAGCCATGCTGGATTACATTCAAGCGAGCCTTGCCAACGCTATTGAGCAACCCCTAACGACGACCGAGGATCGAGCGCGACAGATCGTATCGGAGATTGACGAACTAGCGCGCGAGAGCGGCGGGTCGGCGGAATTTGTCTCCGTCGTCGGCGGTATCGTCAATTACAGATTATCGTTGCCGCAAAGTGTCGCATCGGGATTTATAGATGAGTGGGCAAAGCTTGACGCGCCGCTAGTGCGGGCTGATTGATGTGCGCCAATGGCGCGGGAGGAAGGATGAACAATATAGAAGCTGGCGTCGCGCAGTTCGAAATCGGATTCGTTCCGAATGGCTGGACGCGTGGCGAGCCGTTGCACATCGTGAACGGCGGATTTGCTTCGGGTCAGTGGGCGGCAGTAAGCCAAGTGATGGACTACGATTACGATAGCTTGGTAGGGCCGGAGCCGTTCTACATCCGGTTCCATGAAGACAACAAACAAAAAGTCGCCAAATGGATCGAATGGTGGCACGACGGGGCGGCGGGATGAGATGGATTATCGAACGGCTGATCGCTCGCGCTATGCGTACTGATGTAGACATATGGATCGACCAATTCGCGCGCGTCTATGCCGAGCATGGCGGCCCGAGGCCGTTCGAGTGGCCGCGTAGGCGTGGTGAGTCGGTCAGCGACTACCGGGCGAGATTTGAAGCGTGGCTGTTCATGCCATCTAGCGGCACGAGTGCGGCGCAAAGGTTCCAACATGAAACCACCCGAGCATGAATGCCCACTCAGTTCGCGCTGCGAGCTGGTCAACAGTCAGTTGATCGACTCGCGCGTTGAATACGTGCGCTCTCTCGAAGAATTGCAGGAGCGGCACGACTACTGGCGCGACAAGGCTATCAAGGCACAGCGCGCGCTTGAGCAGATCGGCAGGATGGTCGAGTACAAGGAAGAAGGCTTGCCGATCCATGCGGGCGTGCCGGAGGCTGTGCGGGAGGCGCTAGGCAAGTGACACAACTACGATGGTGAGCGCATGAAAATTTTCGAAAGCCGCAGCATTGGCGTGACGGATGATTCGATGTCGGTACTGCCCTACTCAGACGGCACACTCGGATTCAAGATCGACGCGCCGTGGCACGGCTCATCAGAGACGGGTTTCGGAGCCGATCTCGAATACTCTATCGGGCGAGACGATGCTATCAAGCTGCGTGACGCGCTGACCGCATGGATTGCAGCCAGCGCCGCATAGATCAGGCGGCAGCCGCCCCGCTGCCCCAATGCGACCAGCCGAAAGCGCGCACGCCGTAGAACATGAGCGCTGCGCGCCACGCTGCAACGCCAGTCAGCAAGGCGGCCTCACGTAGAACTGCGTCGGCGACATCGCGCGTGACAAGGTGCGTCGAGTACAGAAAATCATGGACGACGCTCGCCTGATTGGCTGTTCCGCCTGCCAGCAGATAGACGAGGGGCCAGCGCGGGACCGACGCCAGATCAGTGACAAACCCGGCCGGCACGGTGAACGTCTGCCCTGCTACGTCGGACTCGTAGACCAGCGGCTCATTGAGTCGCCAAGTGGGGGGCGACTCCTTGACCAGATCAGCGTCAAGTTCGCCAGAGAGGAACGCACTCACGATGCGACCGCCCCGCTCGCGGCCGGCGCAGGAGTCGCAGTCGCGGCTGGCTGCCCATACACTAGCAGCCAGTTCGACAAAGCGAGCGACGCGGCGCCTAATGCAATCTTGACGGTCGTCTGCGTTGCGGCGTCGATCGGCAGAAGCGCGGCGAGGCCGATAGCTTGCGGAATGACCGTATTGACGAGGCTCTGCACGCTAGTCGGATCGAGCGCGGTCACGGCGGCGCACAGCTTGCCGTTATCCGCAGCCAGCAGCGCTAGATTAGCGTCGCCCGGCGCGGATGCGCTCAGATTGAGCAGAACCGGCTGAACGATCGTGCACGCCTGCGAGACCTGAGACTTGGCATTCGCGGCGAGCGCGTCGATGCTTTGCTGCTGAGCTGCAGTGCAGCCGGCGAGGAATGCGAGCGCGACAAAGCCTGCCGCGAGAGCGGCGAAAATCTTCTTCATGGGATTGTTCCAGAGAGTGCCGCGGCGCGGCGGGATGGTTACTGCGCGGCTGCCTGCTTGGACGACAAACGCGCGTTCACGTAGTTGATGGCAGCGTGAGCGCCAGCTACCACCACGCCGGCAACGAGTGACGAAACGCTGGCGGGCACCGGCACATGAAATGCAAGGCCAAGCGCCCATTCAACTGCGGGCATGAGAGTCGCGGTCGAGATAGCGACGCCGCCGGTGATGACTGCTGAGTTTTGAGTCATGGATGCTCCTGTTCGTCTTCGCTAAAAATGAAATCGTCGCGCTTGATCCGTTGCATTTCCCACATGGGTAGCGGGATCATGTGGATTCCATGATTGATGCCGCGGTGATGCTTCTCGCAGAGAATTCGCATGTTGTATTCGCTGTCGATGAAGTCGGCCGGCTCCTTAAACGTCGACCAATCGAAGCCAGGATGCAGCGCGCGCATCTTGTCCCAATCGATCCCCTCGCTGTCAGCCCATTCTGCGTGCCAGTGGTGGACTTCCCTCTTCTCCTTCGTTCCGCATACCCAGCACGGCGTATCGAGCACTGCCACTAGGTGATGCTTTGTCTTGCGGAACAACGCCGATTCGGTGCGCGGCGGATGGTCTGGATAGAAGATGCTGAAGTGCAGCGTTTCAGACTGCTCGTGTTCGTGTGCAATTTTCATAGGCAAAAAAAATCCGCCTCATGGGCGGGTTTGTGGATTTCGCGGGAGCGTGACGTGTGTATAATATACGCACCATGAAACGACTAAACTTCTTCCTCCCAGAGCAGGTGCTTGCCGCCCTTCAGTCGCTGTCAGAGAAGACTGGATTGACGGTCAGCGAACATATCCGACGAGCAATTGACGCCTATCTCAAGAAGAACAAATGAAGAAATGCACAACTTGCAAGGTTGAAAAGAGCAAGGCATATTTCAATAAAAACGTTCGTTCCAAAGACGGACTGCAACCTGCTTGCCGTGATTGCAATGCGGCATATCGATCGGCAAACCTCGGAAAGGCGCGCGCGTACTATTCGGCAAACCGTGATGCGTGGAAGCACTACGCCGAGACAGAGAGGGCTCGCAATCTGGAGAAGCGGCGCGCACGAAACCTCGACTATGCACGGAGCAACCCAGAGGTATATCGGGCATATAGGCAGAAGAACAGGGACGCATTTACTGCGCGGGCTAATAAGCGTCGAGCCTTGAAACTACTCGCGACGCCAAAATGGGCGGAGCATGAGTCAATGGCCGAGTTTTATTTCGCAGCGCAATTCCTGAGCATGGTTACTGGAGAATGGCATAGCGTCGATCACATAGTTCCGTTGATCGGCCCAAGGGCAAAGAGCGGTCCATTTAAAGGTCAGAGACTCGTTTGCGGATTGCATTGCAAGGCGAATCTGCAGGTACTAACAGACAAACAAAACGCATCGAAATCGAATCGCTGGTGGCCTGACATGCCGTAACGTAAAAAAACCGCCCGTAGGCGGTTTGTGTGAATGCAGTTGATGGTCAGATGCCGAGCGCGCGCTTCGCGGACTCATACAGCGCCGCGCGCTCGGCTGCGCCCTTCATCGCCGGGCCGTTGATCCGGCGCGTGATCGAGTCAAGCGCGCCGGCGTCGGCCAGCGTGTTGCAGCCGTGCTCGACCCAGAACCAGCCGGCTGACAACGCGCAAAGCGCAGGATCGGCGCGCAGCTTGTCGGGCGCCGTCACCAAATCGAGCGAAATGTCATGGCCGAATGCGGCAAAGTTGTCGTGAAAAGTTAGCTGGATCAGGCCGCTGCCGCGGTATCGCCACCCGTCGCCCGTCATGCTGTCGCCGTTGCCGTACTGGTTCGCGTACACGATCGACGCGATGCGCTGCTGGCGCGCGACTGGCACAAACGGCTCGTTCGGCTGCCGGCCGAGCGTGTTGGCGAGCGCGAACGGCATCTTGCGCGGCCACGTCGCCATCAAGCCCGGCACGCCGTAGTTGAACGACTCCTGCGATGCCGACAGACCTGCGCTCTCGTGGCCCACCTGGCTCAAGAAGGCCGCGAGACGCTGAGGCGTGTTGACCGAGTAGCGATCGCATGCGGCTTGCAAGGGGGCCGCGTACTTGGCGGCATTGGCAGCGCTGGCACCACATGCAACCTGAAGCAGTGCTGGCGTGATGGTCATGGCTTGTCCGCCTTGAGATCCAACTTGTCCTCGATGCGCTCCAACTTCGCGAACACTGCGCCGATCGTCTTGTTCAGATTGTCGAGCGCCTTTTCAAGCGTGTTCGACGTGACGAAATTCTCGGCACAGTGCAGCTTGAATTCAGCCAGCGCCGTCTCTGCGCGCTCAACGCGGGCGTGAACGGTGCGAAATAGCCACCAGACGACCACTCCTGCGCCGCCGGCAGCCGTGAGCAGCCAACTGTTCAAAACGTTGAGATCCATCGGGCTTCCAAAGAAAAAGCCGCACTAGGCGGCTTGGGGTTGCAATACAAAAAACTTCTTGCGTTTGCGATACCGTATTAGTATCCTTCATATCGTCATAACAACAAACGACGAACGGAGCAAACGCAATGAAACACACGACACCGACGTTAAACACCCGGTTTAGCTGGCTCGCCATGCTTGGCAGGCGAAAAATTTTGTCCGCCTCGGATACTGTCACGGTATCTGTTGCGTGCGCGTTCGTGGTCTGCGCAACGCTGATGCTGTCCGCTTGCGGCGGCGGTGAATCGCCTGCGAAGCCTGCCACGGTGAAAACGGTCGCTCCAGCGCTGATCCCTGCGTCCGCTGCATCTGCTGCTGAGCCCGCATCTGCGCGTGGCTCGACTGATCAGGCTGCGTCAGCGCCCGTTGCAGCGTCCTCGCCTGCGCCGGCATCGACTCCGGTCGCACCCGCGCCTGCATCGACGCCGGTCGTCAACATCGACGTCTATGGCGACGATTCGGCGATGGGCCTATCCAGCTACGGCGCGTTCGGCTTGCCGACTATCGTTAAGCCTGCCTCGGCAAGTCTTCAAGACTCGTTGCAAAAGATGTTCAACGATACCGGCATCCAGATAGCGAACCGCGCAACTGGCGGCCGTGCTGCCAGCATCGGAAACCTGCTAGACGGAATGGACGGAGGCGGCCCTGCGTTCGCCCAGAGGCTCGCGGCGACGCAATCGACCATCGTCCTGATCAGCTATGGCTTGAACGAGCAGTACGGCGGCGAGTCGGTTTCCGAGTTTAGCGGATACCTCGCGCAAGCAATCCAGACCATCCAGTCCGCCGGCAGAATACCTGTTCTCGAGACTCCATCGCCAACGTGCGACAGCGATCATCCGTTCACGGCTGACTATGCCTCCGCCATTAAAGCGGCTGGGGTGGCGTATGGCGTACCGGTGGTCGATAACTACGCCGCAATCTCTTCGCTATCTGGGTGGCAGAGTCACATGGATGTGACATGTACACTGCCGGACGAGACGTTGCAGGCGTTCACGGGAACTCAAGAACTGAAGGTCATCGCGCCGCTAGTCCAATTGCTAATCAAATAGCGAACAAGCCCAGCTTCACCCATCTTTTCACTGAATAACAATGGCGCGCGACGCCATAGGATAGTCGCGCGCCTACGGAGCCAAAAAATGAACAAGAAAGCAGCAATTATCGTTTTTTTCGTATCGATTCTTACCGCATGTGGTGGCGGCGGAGGAGGAGGAACCGCCTCTGCAGAGACAAATACATCACAGCAAACGTCGCCGAAACATGTGACAATCCTCATGCGCGGCGACAGCACTAACTTCGGATTCAATCCTCAAGACTATCCGACGCCGCCCAGCCAGACCCCCAATAACCCAGCTGTTTTGATGCAGAAGGATATGGACGCTGCATTCGGTGCAGGACGTGTCACCGTCATTAACGCGGCGCGATCTGGATCAACTCTGTCAAATGATATAAACGGCTGGGGAGACTGGCCGTCTCTGCAAACCATGCTGGCGCAATACAAGCCAAATCTCGTTTTGACCAACAGCGAGTTGAACGACCGGAACACGCTTGACGATGCACAGTACAAGGCGAATCTTATCCAATGGATTCAGATAGTTCAGGCATCGGGCGCGCGGCCTATATTGCAGGAACCCAACCCGACATGCCCGAACATTCTGACGACCCGCAATGACCAGGCGTTTGTGCAGGACATGAACGACGTTGGTCAACAGATGAGCGTTACTGTCGCTTGGAACTGGTATTCCTGGTTCAGCACGCAAGACTGGTGGGTGACAAACCTGCAAAATGACTGCGTTCACCCTACCGACGCAGGGTATGAGTCAAAAGAGCAAAACTATTTCAAGACTCTGCAGCCGATCGTGGGAGCTATGTTGAAATAATGCGTCAAAAGGATTTTGCTGCGTCGCCTTGCAACCTAGTGGCGACGCAGCGTTGAATGCCAGATGGCCGTCACTGCATCACCGCCTTCCTGTACACTCCAAAAACAAAGTCAGGACTTAGGAAGCCATTCTCTTCGTACCACTGCTCCATATCCTGAAGGACCCGTATCAATCGCGAATCGCGCGGGCTGCTTTCGTCGAAGTTGTCGGCTATGCCATCGAATATGTGATTCAACAGCGAACCGCCCAGCGACTTGAGTTCCAACTCTTCGAACTCAGCCTTAAGAACCGGCAACAAATCTTCAGAACGAACAGCTTCAGACGGGTCTGATGCGATTACCTCTTTCGCGCTGGGTCGTCTTATTGCTACCTTGATGCTTTTCTTCCCATGCACCCTATAACGAGTCGGCAGCAGCGACAACAGACTGTCCGACAGGGACGCTTGCTGATCGGTCCATTGGTGGCGGTTTGGTCCAACAAAGTCAACGATCAACAATAGACCATTGTCCTTGAGGGATTTTTTGACCTGAGCCAGACAGCCCTCGACGTTTTCCACATGGTGGAGTGAGTGAAAGAACACGCCGATGTCGTATTTTCCCTCGCCGAAGGAACCCTGATTCAGGTCGGCCTCGAAGTATTTCAGCTGCCCGGCACCGATCTCCGCCGCCTTCGCATTTGCTGATTCGACAAGACGTGGATTCAACTCGAAAGCGTCTATCGACGCCGATGGGAACCACCCCATCTGAAAGAGGGTTCTCTCCAAATGACCGCCGCCAGCACCAAAGCTGGCGATTCGCAAGCCAGAATTATCCCCAACATACTTTTCTTTGAAGTAGTGCAGGAAATGGTAATCATCTTTTCCTGTGATTCGGCGATTGTAGTAAGCATGCATTGCTTGCAATGAGCCTACGTTATTCGCTCCGAGTCTTTTGACGTGGCCGTCATCCACCAAATGGTTCCATGCCTCGGAAGCTTTACGATGTAGCTGCCCGCCGAACAGTCTATCTAGAAAACCGCGTAATACTACAAATCGAGCCCTGCGCATACCGACATCATCGCCTGACATGTGTCAAATCCTCTCAAATTCCACGGAACCTATCCCGCTGGAAGGCTTTGCAACAAAACCAGCCCCTTTGCAAAATTCCGAGAGTATATATGAACCACAAATCATGAAGTCGGGGCGGGCCACGCATCTCGCGCTGGACCCGCAGGGATCGTGCGGTAGTAAGCAGACCACCGCTCGTCGCTGCTATCAATCTCTCCCTGGTTGGGCCATGCAGAGGGGTCTTGCGGGCAAGAGAATGCGGAGATTACGGTTTTTTCAGTGCTATCGGAAAACTGAACAAAGATGGTTGCCATGTCGACGTCCGTCAGAACGAGTAACGTTCAAGGTTGAGGCCCCACGAAGGGGCGCCGGCAGTTGCCGTAAGCGTGTAATAGATCGTTTGTGGAGTTGAAATAAGCACTTCGGCAGTGCCAGCCATACCTTGTGCACCAGTGAAGGTTCCTCCAATGATGGCCTGATCAGTGCCAGCCAAATCGGCATAAATGCCGGCGTTCACAGTTGCGGCAGTGCCAGTAGTGAACGATGAGTAGCATTTGATCTTTGTCGTGTTTTTCGGAAACGCCGTCGTGCCAAATGCCGTGGGACTTGCGTTGCCGGAAGACGTGCTCAAGATAGAGACGTTGACTACTGCAATATCACGATCACGCTGGGTTCCGATGTTCAACTGACCACTGGCATTGGTACGCCACACGCTTACCAGCGCGCTCGCCGTGTAACCGGCTGGCATGTTTGCGCCACCGTACACGTTGGGCTGTGCAGCTGCTGTCGCATTGGTCGCCAGGAGCGCACTCGCCCCCGTCGTCGGGTTGTAGATCGCATACAGCGCGACAAAGCCCGATGCCGGAGCCGTGCCCGTATCCATCCCGCCCGCGCCAGTCGTCGCGAGATTGATCGTCTTGCTGAAGTTGGCGAGGCAATAGCGGACGCCGCCCAGCGCAGTCTCAACAATGATCTCGTCTGCGGTCAGCGTGGCCGTAGCACTCGCTGCAGTAACCGACATCGCCAGATTCCGCGCCGAGCCCACAACACCCGCTACCTGCCCCATCTGCGGAGCATGCTGGCTCTGCGTGGCGGGGGCGACTTGAACAGCGCCGCCGGTCGAATCGATCAGCACATACGATCCGCCGCCGATCGAGCTATTCCACTGCAACCAGACATCGCCGTTGACCGCAGTTTCGCCACCTTGCAACGCCGAGTGAGCAGAACCGACCACGGCAACCGCGCCGAGGCCATCGTTGAACGTCAGCGCGCCAGTGTTCGCGGCCGGCGCCTTGTAGCGCAACACCATGCCGTCAGTGCGCGTCGTGATAGGCGGGCTGAATGCAGCGACGTGCGCGTTTGCCGTACCGGTCGCAACCGCATACAGGCCGTTCTGCTGGATCATCGACAGCAAACTGGCCGTCAGGAAAGGCGCGCCGCTGTACTGGCTGATGTTGGCCGACGTGATAGTCGAGGCGCCAAACGGCACTGTGACCACCCACAAGCCATTGAAGCCGGCGTCGGGCGTCGGCGTGATCTGCGAGCCGGTCGTAGCTGCGACGCCGGCCTTCAACTGAAGCTGCACCGTGTTGTCGCGCGCGGTCGTCTGGGACGTGCCGGTGCCGTTCGGCCCGTTGTATGCTTGCGACGGGTTCGACGCATTGTAGTAAGGCAGCACAGTCGATCCAGTGTCGACCTCTTGAAACGCGCCCTGGATCAGGTAGTTGATCGAGAAGCCAGCCGTTCCCGGCGCGGGGCACGAGAAGTTCTGCGCGTCGAGCAGGATGCCCTGCTTCATGATCTGGTGCGCGTCGGCGCTCAGCGACGACCATGCGCCAGTGTCGATCGCTTGCAGCGAGTACGCGCGGCCAGGGTTGACGTTGACCGTCATGCCAGCCGGCGCAGTCGGCACGCACGCGAGCCCCGAGAACAGCGTCGACGTGCCGAGCATGTCTTGCAGCACGTGGCCGATTGCGGTCAGCACGTTCTTGTTCGTCAGGAGCAGGTCGGTTTCAAGAGGAACCTGACCCGCATATACGGTTTGACGCTTCATGTAATGGCTTCCACAAAAGAAAAGCCCCGCTCGATGGCGGGGCTGTATGGGTGAAATGCGGTGTCGGTCGTTAGCTGCTGATGCGCATCCAGACGATCGTTGCGGCCGGTATGACACTAGCCACTGCGGCGAATATGTCGGCGTCCGTGACCGACTGCTGAACCTGACTCAGGTCTGCGTACTCTCCGCGCGAAGCGGTGCTGTATCCAGATGGCGAACTGCCGTAGCCAGCGACGAACGGGATTCCCGTTCCAGATGGCCGGTACGCAGTCACGAACGCCTGATACTGGTGCAGCAGCGAACCGTAAGCGCCGTTGATTCCGTAGCCGGTCGTTGGGATGCCATAGCCGCCAGTATCGAGCGGCCGGCGCGGCTCCACGATGAGCGGCGCGCGCCCCGTCAGCGTCGTGAGCACCTGCACGACTGCCTTGCGCGTAGCGCGCTCGCGGAACAGGTTCACCGTGATTCGGTTGCGAAACGCGGTGTCGCTCTCCCCTGTCCTGCGCGGCAGCGTCGAGCCGAAGAAATCCGCCGATATGATGTCGAGCCAGCCGTCCGTCGCCGTGGCGATGCGCAATTGGAGCTTTGCATATGCAAGCACCGCGTACACGTTCGCGAAGATGGCCGCGAAGCCGTTGAGCAGCGCCGTCAGGATTGGCGGTGCATCGCCGAACCAGCCGCGCGGCAGGAGCGCTTGCAAGCGCCCCAACATGTCCTGCTGATCGCCAGTCGCCATTAGGTCACCGTGATAGTTGCCGCTTTCACGACAGTTTTTGCATCGGCGGTCACATCGGACGTTCCACCGTTCAGCGTCACACCTGTGACGTTCGTCACGCCGGGCGAGGCGTCATACGCGACCTGCGCGAGGCGCGAGTAAGCCAGCGAACTGCCGAGCGGCAGCGTGTTGATGTAGTTCTGAAGCGCGGTTTGAACCAGCGCCGCGACGGTGCTGTGCGTGTAGCCGGCTGCCGTGGTGATCGCCATTGCGACGGCTGCAGTCACGACGATCGGCTTCTTCACGTCGAACGTGCTCGTGAATGGCCGCACTGCGTCGATCGCGTTGTAGACGGTCGAAACCAGCGTGTCAGATGGCACGCCCGAGCCGTCGTCGACCACCGTATAGAAATAGCCTGGCTGGTAGACGCCGCCGTAGGTGTAATTCTCGGTGATCGTGTATGTCAGACCCTGCTGCAGCGACGTGATCGCATTGCCGATAGCTGCTTTCGTCGCCTTCGACAGGCTCAGTAGCCACGATTGGAAGCGCGCGAGTGCGTTGGTGTCCGTCTCCGCGTCAACCGCGTTTGTGAAGGCTGCGGCATTCGTCACCGTATCGACGCCGGGGACCGACTGCGACAGTTGCGAGATCGTGCCAGCGAGCACATTGCCGCCGGTGCCGGCCGTTACGGCTGTCACCGTGACGCTGAGGCTTGCCGTGCCTGCCGCCAGCACATAGCCGCCGAGCGCCGCACTGTATGCAGGGTTCGTCGTGTCGGTGTTGACTGTGAATTGCTGCGTGCCATCCGTCGTCTGAACGACAGTGCCGACCGGAACTACCGCCTGCGACGTTGGCGTGAAGCGCGAGAACGTCACCGTGCCGGTCGCATACGACGCAGCCAGTCGCGCAAAGCCGAAGTCAGCAAACCACGAATCGAGATCCGATCCTGTCGACGTCGACGCGCGCGTGAGCGCGAGCATTTGCAGGATCATGCCCTGCAGCCAAAGCGCGATTCCTGACACTGCCTCGCCGAGCGCGCGAAACACCGTGCCGATGTTGAAGTTCAGGATCGCGGACGTCACCGAACCCTGCACCGTAGACGCAAAGTTTTGAAGCATCTGCGTCAGCGATTGCGTCTGTACGTTTGCCATTTATTGGTTTATGTCGAATGAGAGGGTCGATACCTGGCCCGTCACGGCGTCGGCATACTGGATCGTCACCGCGGCGCCGTTGTTGAACGGCGTTACCGTGACAACCGGCGTCGGGGATGTGGCGATGCCCGCAATCGTCTTGATCGTCGATTGAATCGTGCCGCGCAGCTCGGACACGTTGAGCGTCTTGCCGATGCGCCGCGGAATGCCAGCGCCGAAGTCTGCATGCCAGGTGTAATCGGGCGAGGCTATCGGGTTGCCGGCCGAGTCGGCTAGCTGCGGGTTCGTCATCAGCGCGCGGAGCAATTCCTGTTGCGCGAGTGTGTCGCCATCTGCTACAGCAAGATCGCCATTAGCCGAGATCGCAAGGTCATTGCTCCAGAAGTGGTCAAGGTCGCTCATACAGGGGCTCCAGTGTTGGCGCCGCCGTTGCCGTTCGAGTGAACGTGCGTGCTGCCGATGGTCTTGCCGTTGTTGGTTATCGTGCCGGTCGTATTCAGGTTGCCGGTGATGGTCGATGTGTTGCCGCTGCCGTTGTCACCAGACACGGCCATGCCGCCCTGACCAGTGATCGTCTGCTTGACGAGCACCGTGTTATTCATCGTTACAGGCCCGGTGAAGGTGTGAGATGTCGCCGCATAGGTCGCGCCGGCTGCCGCCTTCATCTCTACCGTGCCGTCGTTGTGAAACTTGAGAAACGAGCCCGATTTGTGGACGATCCACGTCTCACCGGCCGGCACCGCCGGCGGCACGTTCACGTTGGAGAAAAACCGCCCAACGATCTTCGGTGCAGCATTGGAGCCGTCAGAAAACGACACCATCACCATGTCGCCGATGTTCGGCGCCGTCAGCACGCCGAAGCCATTGCCCACACCTACCGCGCCGAGCGGAATCCAGCCGGTTTCGGTGAAATCCGAATCGCCGACGCCCTGAAACGTGACCTTGACCGAGTGCGTCGACGCGTTGTAGCTGCTGATCTGCGCCATGCGTGGCTTGGGAATGCGACCGGCAGCCGCCT